GTCGCTAACTTTAGCACTATCGGCAAACGGAATAGGAATAATCTTATCAAAAAGGCTTACATATTCTTCTGGTACTTGGTCATTAGTAATTAAACTAATAGGTACATCATTATAAGTGTGCAAACTCATTGCTAATAAAGCAGCTTGTTCTACATAATTATCAGTTGCATTGTTTTGTGCAAGAACTACAATTCCTTTAGTCATTTGCAAACTCCTGATCAATTATTCTATTAAGACTAACTTTATTCATAACATGAATAGTTTGTCCTTGTGTTGTTAGTGCAGTGTATTCACCTAAATAATCTTTCTTTTCTACTAAGAACATAAATTTATCGTCTTTTAATTGTTGTAAAACGTCTTTGTCTGTAGTGTATAACATACTACCTGGCAATTGTTGTGCAAAACTACCTGGCGAGAACCCGTTCATTATGTGAATAGCAATACTAAACGCAAAATCATTCCTAAATAATCCAGAAGTTATTTGATACACTCGTCTGTAATGATTCCATTCTTCTTCAATGTGCTTAATAAGATTAAAGAATGTTTCGTTTGTTTCAGTACGTTTAAAGTATACAACAGTAGCCCAATAAAAGTCAACGCTTGTATTACTAATAGTATCAAACTCTGCTTCGTCACGCACTTTTGCAATGTCATTAGACTTTTTATACAACATAAAATCAGACTTTGCACTAAAACAACTTTTTAATAAATCATTTGAAATAATATAATCTGTATCCATTAGCAACGTTTCGTCATACGGAGTAAGATCATATACACTTGCACGATTATTATTTTTAAAACTAGCTGTTTTTTTAGAAAGACTGCCGTCAAAGAAATACCGCTTATTAGTATCAGTAGTTTGGTCTAATGAAATAACTTGATCAAAATCATCTGTGCCAAATTCATCTGTCAGATAGTCTACACTGTCTGTAGCAACAGTAACTGGTACTCCTAAATATTGCTTTATTCTTCTTGCTAGGAATACTGCTTGTTTTACATAATCAATATAGCCATTATTTCGAGCAATTAAAAATACGCCTTTACTCATAGTCGACCAATTTCTCTACGCTTCTATTTGTTTTTAATTTTAAGTATGCTGAATGATAGTCATTAGATGCAGTAGTATACAAGTCTAATATATGTTCATAAAAGGCACTAAGATCCTCTATCATACACGGAATGCTGTTATCATCAGTAATAACAACCTCGTCTTGGTCAGCTGATACCATTATGCTCACAAACGTAATTAGTTCGCGTGTTATTGTAAACTGTGACCCATTATAAAAGTGTATTAATCCTTCTTGGTACTTTTCTGTTAACAATCTCTTTTGATTATTCAGTGTTAGCATATAGTTTGAAAAGTCTAGTGCTTTCTCTAAACGCTCATCCATGGTTAAACTCCTAGTTTATTATTACTACTAGTATATATTGGATTTATGTGTTTGTCAAGCGGAGATTGGTTATGAAAGAGGTCTTATTACAGTAGCAACAGGAACTACATTATTAATAACTGCATTATGAGTTGTTCCATTAATAGATATCTGGCTGCTAGGATTTGCTGTTTGCACACTGCTATTAAATGCTCCGCTTACTGCTTCGTCTATTCCGTAGCTTGGGTCATTTGGACTACCGTCTATAAATTCTACTTTAAATTGTATTGCTGAGGTAGTGTCACTTGTTGATAAGTTAATTGCCGATACTCTATATTCATTATTGGCGTATACTGCTCCACCGTCTCTAGAATATACTCGCTGATAAGAGCCGGTAAGGTCATAGTTGCCTATATTAGTGCCGGAGCCGACACCGGAATTATTAGAAGTTGTTGTTGCTTTAAAACTAGTTGATCCCATTGCATTTAGTATTGACTGCCAGTCAACTGTTTTAGCTTGGCTACCTGTGTATGCAACTGACGCACTAAACCGTATCTCCCCACCAGAGTTAAAGAAGTGGCGCCTTTCTAATTCAGTATTAAATACTACTTTGAAAATATGACTAATAGTGCCGTTCCAAGTTGTGCTATAAGCGCGGGTACTATTTGCTGCTGATAAAGATGCAATAGTTAAATTAGTAGCAGCAACATTGAATTTATCAGTTACAATATTAGTTGCTAGGGTTTCTAACCCGACAACATACGACTCTTCAATTTTATCAGTTGTAGCTGCGTTTGTATCGTAATCACCAATAACAAATTCTTCAATTGCAACGCTAGAGCCCACTTGATGTGAGCGTAGTCGTATCAAGTCAATATATAAATCTTCATAGTTTTGAGCAGATACCTTTGTGGCTGTAGAAGGATCTGTTACTGACCTTGTGCCAACTACACTGTTTGTACTAAAAGATTGCCCGTATCCGTATTGCGGAGATGAGGCTGCAGAAGTACCAAGTACTAAATTTACATTATTACGAAGTGTGTTATATCTGCTTGCTAGTATGGTTGTTGGCATTTGTCATCTCTTTTGCTATCAATGTATTTATTTAAAAATAACACTATGATACTGTGTTTGACTTATGCTAACGCTTGAGTATTATAATATGTAGGAGCATTTACTGTCACGCCGCCGCTGGCGCGATAATGTTGAATTACACTTTCAATTCTTCCATCAACATTGTTATCAACATTGTTATCAAATACTACATCATTAAATTCAATTCTAAAAATAATGCGTGTATCAATATCTGACCTTGCTTTTATAGTATAAAGATTTCCAGCATATACTCCACTGTAACTTCCAGTGCCAACCTTTTGATAAATGCTTTGGAAATTACTAGTTAAGTCATAGTTGCCTATTGATGTTCCACTGCCGGTACCAGTTGTTGTAGTAGCTGACGAATTAAGTTTTATTATGCCCAATTCAGAGCATAATGCAGTCCAGTCTAAACCTTTTGGTGTAGACGCTCCTGTGTTATTTGCAGTCAGTCTAAGTTCACCGCCTGTGTTGAAAAAGAACCGTCTTGCATCTGCAGATGAAAATGTAACTGCTACTTCGTGATAAATTAAACCGTTCCAAGTAGTTGACCTAGCACTTGCAACGCCCGGTTCTAATGCTGCTTGACTAGTGTGTATTGATGCTTTGTCGCTTTGTACTTGTGTCATTAGTGTTTCAAAGTCTACAATACCTTTCTTAAATCCGTCTGGATCAACTGTTGTTACGCCTAAATCGCTAACATTAAAACTAGTATCTTCAGCAACTACGTTAAGATTTTGCACAACTTCTGCAATTCCAATATCGCCAGCGCCCACTTGGTGGACTCTTGCTGTAAGAATATCAGCATAAATTGCATTCATATCAGCGGCTGTAGCTATATCTCCAGTATTAGTAACAGGTACACTAGTTACTGATTGTCCGTAACCGTTTTGTCCCGAGCCACTTCCTAGTATTAGTGAAATACTAGATTGTAGATTATTAATTCGTGCTGCTGTGATATCTGCCATTTTTTATACCTTAAGTACGCATTCTACTAGCTTCTCGCCGTCATCACTGTTACTTTCAAGTGCAATTCCTACCATTGCTGTTGTTGCAACAGTACCGCATACACCGTCTGCCCATGCATAAATCGCCTGTCCTTTATTTACAGGTCCTTTAACTCTTACTGGAAGACGTCCTTTAAGTCCAATGTATTGTCCATCTGCTTCACTGTTCATCATGTATGCTGGATCAGTTGATACAACACCAATACAATCATTACTTGTGCCTGCTGGCTCTACTTCGTGATCTTCATGTGTGCATACTGCAACTGCTGTGCCTGCTGGTAATTCTGTTTCTGTTGTGTATTTTTCTGCTAAATCTGCATAACGTGCTTGTGTTGCTGTACCTTGGAATAAGTTTGCTGCGATATTGCCTGTTGCATCTCTTACTGCAACTGTATTATTAGTTGCGCTTGCGCTTGCTGAGCGGAAATCACTTCCAACTCTTAGTGTTGTTGCTTTAGTTGCTTCGCCTGTAATTGTAGCGGCATATACGTTTGAAAATCCCAATGATGCACTACCTAGTGTAAATGTGTTATCAGCTGCTGGAACTATGCCTGTTGCTGTAACTGTGCCTACGTGTGTTAGTACGCCTGCGGCACTAGTAACTTTTAATGCAATTGTGCCACTGTTAGTAACGTTTTGAATTACGCCGTCAAATCCGTTTGTAGCAATTTTAAACTGGAAATCATTTGAGTCACCAACTAGTATGCCTGTGTCTGGAGTTTCAACTGCACTTGTAAATACTGTGTTACCGGCACCAGTTTGTATAAAGTTTCCTGCTGCAATTCCGCCTAGCTTATCAGCATTTGTTGCTGTGCCGTGGAATCTGTCAGTTGTGCTTGTAACGCCAGCTGTTGCAAGTTTGGTATTTCTTAATGTAATACCTTTATTAATTCTATCATAGCCTTGTGCAATTAATGCAGTTTGGCTTGCATTTAGATCAAATTGGTTTGGACTTATAACAAATAATGTTTCATCTTCAATAACACTAGCAATTATTCCTCTTGTAGCACTTGTAGTATCAAGAACTTCGAGGCTTTGCATTTGGGTTACACCTTCGCCTGCGTTCTGTGGTCCTATGAGTACAAAAGTAGTTCCATTATATACGTACAGTTGATCATTACCGCTATCCCACCAAAAGTCGCCTATAGCTAAACCTGACGGCTGTGTTGCACCTATTTCAGCGCCACCTGTGGTTCGCCATTGTGTTCCATCATAAAACTTTAATTTACTTGTTCCGCTATCAAACCAGACCTGACCGCTAATTGGCCTGCTTGGTTGATTTGCTCCGCTAAAGTTTTCCAGCAAGAACAAAAAGTTTTCATTTTGTATTTCGCCGTAACCTGCGTAGTTTTTTCCGATGAATTTAAGGTCAGTTGTTTGATCAACTGTACCATCTTCCACTGTAGTTAACAGTGTGTTGTTATATCTGTCTATTGCATATGCCATTATTATGTAACCCCTAGTGCTATTATATTATTTATCGTTTTTCTTAGTACGCAGTCAATGACTCAAAACTCCATGCAGTTCCATTGGATTTGTAAGTCATTAATGATCTGCCCGGCGATAGGATAACTGTTCCGCTTGCGCCGCCTGCATCAAAAACAATATCTTGTACTACTGATTCATTCTGTGTTCCGTTTGAATCAACAGATATGTAACTTACATTTTTTGCACTTTCGACATCCACACCTTGCACTGTTGCTCCAGCATAAGATGTTGTGTGTATACGTGCAATTTTGTTAGAATTTAATGTTACGGCTGGGTATAAATCATTCAAATACGCTGCTAATGCATTCTGTAGTGTAGTTCCTGTTCCCATACCTGTAATATCCATACTGAATACTAATGGATCTGTAGCAATTTCTTGGTCTACATATTCTTTAGTTGTAACTGTGCCTGTTGTAGATTCAGCTACACTTAAACGTGCTGCTTCTCTTGCACTAATTGCTTTACCTACACCAGTAATTTTTTGTGCATCGGTAATATTAATGTCACCGCCGCCTGTTATAGCAATACCATTTGTTGATATTAATGCCATATCATTTGTTGAACTAATAGTCTTACCATTAATATTAATTTCATCAATTTGTAGTTCAGTAAGTGTGCCAACTAATTGTAGGTCTGGTGCAGAAGTAATATTAATTAATGAAGTATTTGTAAGTTTATCAACTCCGGCAATTTTATAAGTCTGATTAGTACCTAATAAATCAAAGTTTACATTTGACGTAAACGCATTTGTAGCAACTTTCCAAAGTATGTCTTTACTACCGCCTTGGCTATTAACTTGAATACCTGATTCATCTGCTTGAGCATCTGTAAGCTCAGTACTGTCGTTCATTACACCAATTTCAATAATTTTATCTTCAACTCTAAGTGTAGCAACATCTAATGCAACTCTAGTACCTTCAACAATTAAATTACCAGTACAGCGTATATCACCTTCAACATCTAGTGTATATGCTGGCAATCTGTTAGTTGTAAAAATACCAACTTTAGCTGTGCTTGCATCTATATAAATTGCATCTACTGAAATAGCTCCGAAGCTACTTGACTTAACACGTAAACTTAAATCGTGGTCCGTAAGTTGATTTTCAATATAAAAACGTGGTCCAACAACTTTTTGTACGTTGTTTTGTGATAGTCCAATTGTTAACCCACCTGAGTTTTGAATTGTTAGTGTACCAGTTGTAATACCACTTGCTGTCGATGGAAGGAAGCTATCAGCTCCTCTAACCACACCGCCTGGTGTAACAAGTGCGTTTGCAGAATCTGCAATACCTCTATATTTAAAGTTAGCAGTATCAATAATATTCATACCTACTTTGATAATGCCATCTGGATTTGCTGCTGTAACTAATCCTAGTATTCGTTGTGAATAAATTGGAGTAAACTCAATACTACTAATTACGGCTGTAAGTGTTCCGCCTACATATAAATTTGCAACTGTACGTGATCTACTTTGTGAGTCAAGTATGCTGCCAATTTCAAAGCCGCTTTTGCCTTGTGTTTCTGTGTACTGCGGGCCCATTAACATTAAGTCTGTGCCGTCATATGCATATACTTGGTTGTTTAGGTTATCAATCCATAAATCACCAGCAACCATCTGTGGTTGAGTATTTTGTACAATCGGGCCACCGCTTGACTTCCATACAGTTCCGTTATATACTTGTAATCTTTGGTCTGTACTATCCCACCATAATTGCCCAGTTAAAGGATTACTAGGTGCAGCAGTATTACTAAAATTTTCTAGTAATTTAATAAAATTTTCATTAAATGCTTCACCGTAACCAGTATAGTTTCTACCAACTAATGTAAGGTTTGTACTAGCTGTATCAATTTGCCCGTCAATTAAGTCTAGTAGCAATGTGCCGTCTGTTTTGTTTAGTTGATAACTCATGTTATGCTCCAGTATAGATAATGTAATTGACTGCTAAGAAAGGATTCATAACATTTAATGGTGTGCCTAATGTTGCATCTGTTTTTATGCCACCACTACTTGCAATGCCTTGTGTTCCGCCTAGTCCAGGTTCAATTGGTAATGAAATTGCGTTGTTATCAACAGGCGCACCTGCTCCAACTCTAACACCATAAAACTGGGTACCACTTGCTCCTTCAAAATCATGCTCGTGTTCTGGCAAATTGTCAGTTGCAATTGCTGTTGTTTCTACTCCTGCGTTGCCGCCGATTGCGTCGGCAGCAATATTAGATACTCTGTTTGCGCTCGGTCCGCCCATGTTGTCAAGACCTAGTGCAAATCTGCCTCTAAAGTCTGGTAATGTAAATTTAGCAACACCATTGTCACTAACTAAACTAGCATCTTTAAAGTTATGCGAAATTGCTAACCATAAATCGTTGTAGTCAGACTTAGCAATTTCACTACCATCACATAACAACCATCCATTTGGTGCTTCTTCGCCACCAAATGGCATCATTGCGCCTGCTGGTACCAGTGGAATTGTTTTTAAGAAGTTACGTTTTGTAATTCTACGAACGCCAGTAGTACCAGTAGTTACATTTAATAGTAATTCGTCAGCGTTGCCTGCATCATAAGTAACAGTCTTGTTACTAATAAAACTGTCAGCAATACTTACTGCAAAAGTTTTTGTGCTTCCGCCAGTTTGTCCGTCAAATTCAAAACTGTTTGGTGCGACATCGCCGCTTAGTGCAAATGTTGTAGCACTAGCAAGCCTATCTGCACTACCTGCTCTGCCACTAACTGTGCCACTTACGTTACCTTGTATATTACCAAAGAATGTTGTAGAATGTATTTCTGAATATTTGTTAACCGATGTACCAATATTACGAGTGCCTGAAGCATCAGGAGAAATATTGCCAGTTTGTATAAATCCAGCCGCAAGTTCACCATTGCCTTTCATTAAGATGTTGCCGCCGACTACTAAATTTTGGGCAATGCCGGCGCCGCCAGTGGTTACTATACTACCTTCACTAATTGTAGTAGTATTTTCAGTACTAGTAAGCTGTAACACGCCTGTTTCAGCTTCTCCTGTCTTAGGAGATATCTTAATGTTACCTCTAACGTCAATTGCTTGTTCTGGTGCAGGATTATTAACTCCAACATTGCCATCACTATTAATACTTACAACTGTTGGTGTTAAGTTACCGCTGCGCATCCTAACGTCAATACTCGAGCCACTTGTGTTATGTTGTATAACTCCAGTTTCGCCATCAATACCTAAACTTAATTGTCCGCCGGTGCCAATTTTAACGCCGTCATTACTTTTAACACTTAATTGATAGTCTGTACTACTTGCTGCGTTACCTCTTAAAAAGTTACTTGCTGCAACTGATACATTACCAACAACTAATGCTTCTGCTTTTTCTGCTGTGCCGTAATATTTTAATGCTTGTACGCCAATAATTGCTTCATTTGCAATATTCATACCAGGATTAATACCAGTTCTAAATCCCTTTATTGATACCTTTGGAATGAAACTTTGGCTACTAATAATAATTACTGGCTGGTCTTCAACTTTAATTGCAAGAACATTATATGTTATATCATCTGTGCCTACAATTGCTTGTGCTTGTGCTCCTGTTAATAGTCCATCACTAAAGTCTGGTCCTACTAGCACCCATGTACTTCCTGTAAACAAATATAGCTGTTGGCTTTCTGTATTAACCCATAAGTCGCCTGCTCCGCTATTTGCTACTGCCGGTGCTGCACTAGCCTTTTTAAGTCCGCCACTAGCAACCCAGTTAGTTCCGTCATATACTTTAAGTTGATCTACTCCTTGAGTAGAATCATACCAAAGTTGTCCTTCTACTGGACGTAACGGGGCAGTAGTATTTGCAAAATTTTCTAATATGTGCAGAAAGTTTTCATTTACTGCTTGACCGTATGCTGTT